GCAATGGCAAGACAATACAAGGACAACCCGTATGATGCACCCAAGTACACGCATAGCTGTTCAAGATATTTTCGCCCCTGCTCATTTATACCTTTCTGCGATAGCGGACCTGAAGAACAACGCACCATCGTGTCAGAGATGATTGATGATGAGTGGTCCCCATTGCAGAAGGTGGTACTAGATGGAATTGGTTCTGAGTAATACAGATGTCCGCGCGTTGGTATCCGATGAAGACTACGAACGTGTATCCATGTTCGAGTGGCGCATGATGAACACAGGCTATGTAGCAACGGGCAGTGTGGAGAACCGCCCGAACAAGTCAGCGCGCGACGACTTCAAGCTACTGCATCGCTTTGTCTTAGGATTGAAGGCTGGTCGTATACCGGAGGTAGACCACATCAACAAGATAAAGCATGACGACCAACGAGAGAACCTGAGAATAATCACACGTGCACAGAACATGTGGACCTCAGATGGATACAAAGACTATGCACCAAAAGGTGTAACAGCTATGCCCAATGGAACTTGGCGTGCCATGGTCCGACACGAAGGTAAGCTGATCCATCTCGGTGTATTTGAAACAATAGAAGAAGCACATGCAAGGCGGCTAGAATGGGAAAGGAACAACTGGAAGTACAACGGCATCGGCAGCGAGTAACAGCGTGGAGGATAACCATGGATGAGATCGAGTTCCTGCGACAGTATCACACAGTGCGCGTCCTGATAGGATACAGCACAGACCATGAAATGGGACCAACCAACATCCGCAATGCACTGCTGGGCATGCTGTCACTGATTGATGGCGTGAACCAGCGTGTCACTGAGATGCAGGAGGCGGAGGAAGACGAGTGAACGACGCACCAATCATGGTCGGTGGTGTGCCTCTCACGTCACCGACTGCGGAGAACATGCAACTCTTCATACTACTGTGGGGGGATTCCGGTAGTGGCAAGACGACGTTGGCTGCAACGGCACCAGGAACAAAACTTTTTGTTATGTTCGATCCTGGCGGCGATTTGTCCCTTGCTGATCGTAGCGATATCGCTGTCCTCAGCTTGGGCACTCAATCACCTGCTACCCTACTGAGCAAGTTCGGTTCGCCTGATCCGTATGACATCGGCAATCTACTCAGGTCACGACCAGACATCGAGACAGTCGTGATCGATAGCATGACATCGTTTGCCTACATGGCATTGCAGAATGCAATCATGCGGGCAGGTGGTGCCAAGATCAGCATCGAGCAACCGGGCATGCAAGGCTACACGTATCGCAATGCATCAGTGTTGAAGGCAACCAATGCAATCATGCGTCTGTGCATGGAACACAAGCGCCACCTGATCCTGACCACACACGAAGGCACAGCAGATCGCACTGATACAGGTGTCATCACATCCGTGACGATGGCATTGAGTGAAGGCACGGCCAATGCAGTCGGACTGCGGTTCAATGAGATATGGCACCTGTCAGACACAGGCACGGAGCGTCGTATCGCAGTGCGTCCATGTAGACTACGCAGGCCGATGAAGACACGACTATTCGATGCCACACAGCCTGAGTTCGTGTGGCACTACAACGCGAATACCCTAGTCGGTGAGGGTATTGCCGACTGGTATCATGCGTGGCAGGAGGGCAAGGGTAAGAAGCTGCCACTGCCATCGCGTGCAAGTGCAACCACTAGCAGGGGAGGGTCAAAGAAATAGGGCTGTCTCTGGGAGTTAGACAGCCCCAAGTTGAACATGCATAGGCGAACACTAACCCATCAACGGCGCGGGGGGCCGTTCCCCCACACATAGCCATAGCTTGGAAGGAATGCAAGCCTTATGTCTGGTTCATTGCTCACGTTCAGTGAAGACATCACCAACGCTCCGCCACCCGTTCCGCTTCCGGTCGGACCCTATCCGGCTGAAATCATCGGTGCACAGCGTCGTGTGTCCAACACATCTGGCAACGAGTATGTGCAGATCACGATGCGCATCAACGCAGAGAGCTATCCTGCTGACTTCACCGATGGTGATCCCGATGGCACCACACTGATGTATAACCGCTTGGCTATTGATGACACGCCCACCAACCGCCACCGCTGGCGTGTGTTCATGGAGAAGTGCGGTGGTCCGTTGGGTCGTAGCATCGACCTCAACGCACTCGTTGGACTGACGTGCACGGTAGAGATCGCACATCAGGAATTCGAGGGCGAACAGCGTGCACAGATCGCACGCGTGCTTGCGCCATAGCATGTGTGATGCTAGCATATAGGTGCCGTCAACCAAGGAGGATACATGGCACTCGCAGTTCACCAAGCCGATCCCAACCAGCCTGCACCCGTAAAGGCAAGGCGCAAGCGTTCACCGTCTGTGCCACAGCCCGTGTTCTTCGTCATTCAGATGACGGATGAACAGGGTCAACCCGTTGCATTCGACAAGAAGCGCATCAAGCTCGTAACTGTTGAGCGTGATCCGAACATCGTCATGGAACTGATGGATAACGCCACGCATCAACATGCATTCTACCTGCGCGGTGTCGTGCCTGTGAAGCGCGTCGGCCAACCGCGCGCAAATCCAGCGCAGACCGCGTAGGCTAGCGGCTACGTGCACACATCACCCCGTGTGCACGTAGCTCGCCGCTCCTTTCAGTGCACAAGGAACGCCAATGCCAACCGCATATGACAACATTGTATGGGACGAACGGCAAGCAGAGGCTATCGATGCATGCTGCGACATCAGCAAGCGTATCGTGGCAGTGACAGGCAAAGCAGGCACAGGCAAGACATTGCTGCTACAGGAAGTCGCGCGTAGGCTAGTCGAGAAAGGCTACGTGGTGCAGTCCAGTGCACCAACAGGCAAGGCAGCGAAGCGTATCCGTGAATCTACCAGTCTGCCAGCGATGACCAACCATCGCATGCTTGGCTATGGCATGCCACGTGAGGTCGAAGTAGACGACGAGAAGACAGGTGATCGCGTGATCATCAAGGTATCGACCGGACCGAAGTTCGACAGGATGCGACCGCTTCCATACGACACGATCCTGTGTGATGAGTATGCGATGGTCAACCAAGAGATACATCGCAACCTGATTGACGCGTTGAAGGGTGGTGCACGCATCTGCATGTTCGGTGACGTGAACCAGTTGAAGCCAATCGAGGAAGACCATCGATTGGATAGCAAGCCGAGTGCGTTCATGGTAGCGTTGGAGAAGTTCGGTGGCATCACACTTGATACCATTCATCGACATGACGCGGGGTCAGGCATTGCTAAGAATGGTGCCCTCATCTTGTCTGGAAAGATGCCACGTGGTAGTGATGACTTTACACTACGACAAACGGATCAACCTGTCCGTGCAGTGCAAGAATTTGTCGAGGTGTCTCTTGCACAAGGCCACAACTATGCAGATACCGAGCATCAGATTGTAACCTGCATGAACAAGTCATGGATCGGAACACAGAAGCTCAACGTCGTGTTGCAGGCTATGTTCTGGGATCGCACCCGTCCGTTCCTAGAACTGCCACGCTACCGCACTGCTGGCGTAGAGAATCCACCGATCCGCGTGCAGGTAGGCAGCAAGGTGGTCTACACAGCGAACACATATGATATGGGTGACAGCGAGAGCTACGCATTCAATGGCGAAGTGGGTATCGTCGTGAACATCAGCTTCGAGGAAGGCAGCGTAGAGATCGACTTCGGTGATCGCACTGTGATCGTGCCACCACTGATCGTAGCAGTGTATCAGGATGGCCGTGCAGTCGAGCAAGATCCCCGTAGGAATATCGATCATGCGTATTGCCTAACTACCCATAAAATGCAGGGCAGTGAGGTGAAACATGTTTGCTACGTCATAAATAAATCAACAGCATGGGGTCAGTCCCGACGCAACTTCTACACCGCTATCACACGGGCACGCGAACACTGCACTGTGTTCTGTGATATGATCTCAATGGCGAAGTCAACAAAGTATGCTGGATAACCAGCAAGGAGACATGCAATGGCGTTCACCAGAGTAGAGAAGCTCCGCACCGGTGGCAACATGCCAACCGAACCGCAGGTCACAATGGGTGCATACCTTGCCGATGGCAAGGCACACAAGAGCAAGCAGATAAGTATCCGCATCTCACGTCCGCTGCTTGCACAGCTTGGTTGGGAGCCAGAGAACAACAAGCTCCACATCGCCATCAACGAAG